AATGTTTTTGGCGAACGTCAACACCCAGAGAAGTTCATTCCTATGTGTATTCAAAGAGCATTAACTGGTGAAAAAGTTTATATACATGCTGATCCTTCCAAAACACAAGCTGGAACTAGAATGTACATACACGCAAAAGATGTTGCTGATGGATTATATTTCATTATCAATTTGAAAGATTATAAAGTAGAAGGTGACTTTGGTGGTGCTCATTGTCCTAAATTTAATTTGGTTGGTACAGAAGAAATTGATAATCTGTCATTAGCAACTATGATTGCAGATAGTATTGGTAAGAAATTAAATTATGAAATGGTAGATTTTCATACTAGTAGACCTGGCCATGATCTTAGATATGCATTAGATGGTGGTTTATTAAAAGGTTTAGGATGGGAACCAAAAATAAAACTATCTGAAAGAATTGGTGAGATGGTTAATTGGACAATTGAAAATAAGAGATGGATAAAACATTAATGAACTATACTCAAATCAATGCGTGTTTAGCTTGTGGCCATGATGAATTGGTACCCACATTAGATTTAGGTATTCAACCATTAGCAAACTCATATACAAAAACACAGGATGAAAGTTTACCTGCATATCCATTATTGATTAATCGTTGTACAAAATGTTATCATGTACAGTTATCTGTGTCAGTTGATCCCGAATTGATGTTTAAAGAATATTTGTATGTTTCAGGAACATCAAAAACCATGAATGAACATTTCAAATGGTTTGCTAACTTCTCCAAAGAATATTATAACACATTATCAAATAATGCCACACATATAAGTGTTCTTGATATTGGTTGTAATGACGGTTCACAATTAGACGAATTTAAAAAAATCGGATGTAAAACTTTTGGTATTGATCCTGCTGAAAATTTATATCCAACAAGTTCATCTAAACATGAAGTTATATGTGGTTATTTTGATGAAAATTATGTTGAGAATCATCAAGCACATAAACCACAAATTATAACTGCTCAAAATGTTTTTGCACACAATTATGATCCATTGACATTTATGGAAAATGTTAGTCGCATCATGGGACAGGATTCGATATTCTTTGTTCAAACATCACAAGCTAACATGATTTTGAATAATGAATTCGATACAATATACCATGAACATATTTCTTTCTATAATATCAAATCAATGAAGGCCTTGTGTAATAGGGCTGGGTTAAACTTGATTGATGTGCAGAAAACTCCTTTACATGGAACAAGTTATATATTTGTGATTTCTAAATCTTGCAAACGTGAGTATAATGTAGATAATTTGATTGCACTGGAAGAACTTGCAGGATTATATTCAGATGATACATATAGAATTTATGGTAATAATTGTAATTCTGTAAAGGTGAGTTTTCAAGAAGCTATTGAACGAGCAAAAAAAGAAGGTTACAAATTAATAGGTTATGGTGCAGCTGCAAAAGGTAACACCTTCTTAAACTATACTGGTGTCAAACTAGATTATATAATCGATGATAATCCATTAAAACAAGGTTATTTTGCACCTGGTTCTCAAATAGAAATCACATCTATTGATATACTAGATTCATATTCTCAAGAAGATAAGATTTTGTTTATACCTTTGGCTTGGAATTTCTTTAAAGAGATTTCACAAAAAATCAAAACAAAAAGAAATAATAGTAATGATAAATTTCTTAAATATTTCCCCAAATTAATTATGGAGTGAAAAATGATTCAAAGCGTTGGCAAATACACATACGGTACTGATAATTACACAACAACTGTTAGGAGATATTACTCCACACATGATTCAACACAACCTACTGTCACTATCGGATCTTTTACTGGTATTGGTTTAGGCCTAAGATTTTTTACTAGTGATGGTGTTGCACATCAACCAAAAACATTTACAAATTATCCTTTTGGAAATACACAACGTGAAATTTTCACCAACTATAAACCTCCAATGGTTAATACCAAAGGTAATATTGTTGTGGGTAATGATGTTTGGATAGGTGAAAGTGTTACCATAATGTCTGGTGTCACTGTAGGTGATGGTGCTGTTATTGCGGCCAACTCACACGTTTTTAAGAATGTTGAACCATATTCATATGTTGGTGGTAATCCTGCAAAATTTATAAAGTATAGATTCTCACAAGAAATAATTAAAGAGATGTTGGAATTGCAATGGTGGAATTATCCAGATCAAGTTATTAATTGGTTGTTACCGTTGTTACAGGAAGAACCTACGGTAGAATCGATTCAACGTATCAAACAGCTTCTCAAGGAAAATAATTTATGAACTATACATCAAACGATACTGCCATATTATTAACTGCATATGTTGGTGGTAATGATCCTGAGCATTATAGTTGTGGTGATGAACAAACCATAAACATGAAGAAACATATGGTCAAAACAATAATGAAATATCTACAAAAAAGTGGATATTACATTTGTCTTTCAACACATTCAATTATAGATGAAGAAACTCAAAGAATGTGTAACGCTTTTGTATATGATTCAGATAATCGTTGGCAGATTAATGGACAACCTAGTAGGCCAAGTCATGCTGTTGCAGAACTGACGGTTATGCATAATGGAGTTGATTTTTTAGATAAGAAGGGTTTTAAGAATTTCTTTAAGATAGCTTACGATCATTATCCAGATTTAAATTATGAAAAAATCATAACAAAATTTACAAACTTAAATAAGAAAATTGTAACCTATAAAGATGATTATGGAATAGGTACAGGTTGTTACATGTCTGATATAGATTTTTTCAGACAAACATTATCTCTAAATGAAATACATCGTTGTGGAGAACCATTAGAACGAGTTTGGTTGAGTTCTATCAGAGAACACAATCTAGAACATGAAATCTATGGTTATTCTTCATATAAAGATATGTTAGAATTCCCAGAAAATACACCAGACCATTATGCAAGTTGCACATCTGATGGTGTTTCAATAGCAGAAGGATATAAATTTTAATTATGACAACTCCCACACTAGGTTTTTTTAATTGTGTTTCCACAAAAAAACATGCAACTGAACAAACACTAATAAACATAAGAGAACTTTATCCAGATTCCTACTTTCTAATTGCTTGTGATGCGACTGAAAGTTATATGGATCTCTGTGAGAAGTATAATTGTGAATATTTTCATTCTCAAAATAAAGTTGGTTATCCAGTTCAGCCTTATGGCTACACCATGGAAAATGTTTTAGATTGGTTGAGTAGATTTTATTTTGCAGCCGTTAGAACACCAACCACACATCTCATGATGATGGAAGATGACATTCTGGTTAACCGTAAAATAGAATTAAATGCTGACTGGGAAATTGCCGGGCCAGCAATAATTCAAGGACAATTTGAACCACATATTCCTGAAGCAGTTATGGAATTAATATATCAGTTTTCTGGAAAATATCCTAACGTTAATCACTATGGTGGTGGCGGTGGAACTATTTTTAAAGTTTCTACTTTCTTAGATAACTATACTGAAATTGTTAAATTTCTAAAAACATCAGGTAGAATTATACAAAACAACATTTATCCAACAATAGGATGGATAGACTGTTTCATGACAATATTTTACTATTTGTGTGGTAAAGAATTGCAAATTAACCCAAGGATGATATCACTATATAATTGTCATACATCAGAAGATTATGATAATGAAGTATTAAGGTTACAGGCTGACTACGACATTATCTGTCACTATAAAAAATATTATTAATTATTGGAGTTTTGGGAAATATAATGAAAGTACGAATTGATTGCACGGCAAACCTTGGAGATTTTTCCAACGCTTTACCTATATTATCTGGAATATCAAAAGACAGTAATGAAAAAATCCATTTAATAATAAGAAAGGAAATGCGTAAGTTCAAAGGTTTGCGAGAGTTCTTGATATTACAGGACATGTTTAGTGAAATATCTTATGATGATGAGATATTCATGTATCAGATGAATTACATCAATCTTAGTTCATGGACAAGATATGACAGAAATGATCCTAATAGGCCTGTAGAAACTTGTAGATATGAGAATTGGTTAATAGATCAGTATAACATTAAACTAAATGTTGATGATGATTTTGAATTATTCGTGCCAAAGTTAGATATAGATTATCATGAAGATTGTATTATCATGGGTGACCGTTGGTCTCCTAAAGAAGATCCAACAATTGATATGCGTAGAAAATTCTATGTATTAAAAGATAGTGGTAAATTCGAAAATATCAATACACACTATTTAAATTATGATGATGATGTGTTAACAAATCTATCACTAATAAAATATAATCCAAACGTATTTTACACAACCTTCACTGGAATTGGAATTCTTGCTGACCTAATGAAAAAAGATATGGTTGTTTATTGGGACGATGATATGAGAGTGTGGGATGGCCATCCAGTTCAATATGATTTCGAAAGACATTACTATGGCAATAGAAATGGTGTTTTGCGTTATATAGGTGATGCATGATACTCAATGTATCTTCTGATACTTTTGGCCATATTCGCATGGGTGATTTAGTTGCTGTATGTAACGTTATTGAACATTTGCGGCAGAATAACCCAAATATAAAATTTCACATGAAACATGGATCTATTGATGAATCGGACCATGTACAGAAGTTTTATGATTTTCTACTTATCAACACAAATTACTTTGCTGCTTTACCTAGCAATCAAGACCTTCTATGGAGAAAAGTAAACTTGTGGGACTTCCGTGCGATTAGTGGTGACCAAGTAAAGATACAAAATAGTTTAACTATGCAAAACAAGGTAGCCATATTTCCTTTATTTGATGCACCATACAATACATATCGTAATTGGCCTAAGCAAGTATTCTTACAAAAACTGGAACAATGTTGCAATCAATATCCGGAATATGAAAAAGTAATTTGTGTTTCAAACAGAGGGTTATTACCACCAGCAGATTACAGTCAATTTAAGATAAGCACAGACTTCATGGACAACATACACCATGTGATGACTTGTAAAGTATTTCTTGGTGGTGATACTGGCACATCACACTTTGCATGGGCTTTAGATCGTGGACCAGAAAGTTTACGTTATGTCATGTCAAACAGAGGACTACTGCACACAACACCGTTTCATATGTTAGAAGGTAAAGGTAAATTTGAACAATATTGGTTAGACTTTGAAGGCACATCATGGCAATAGGACTGACAGTAATTGATACTTTACATTATAAACCAAGCATCAGAGCAATCAATAAAACATTAGATACGTTAGGCGATAAAATCACTAATGTATATTGGTTTAGTGATATTGATTATCCAGAAGAATCACGGGTGCATACTGATTGGATTAAAATACCAAAAATAAAAAACTATAATGATGAATATGGATACATTACATTACGATTGTGTCCAATAAACTGTGTTGAAGAATATAATTTAATTATACATCCGGATGGTTTTGCTGTTAATAGAGATGCATGGACGGATGAGTTTTTGGAATATGATTATATTGGTGCCTCATGGAACGATGGTGCTGTTGGTAACGGAGGATTCTCATTACGGTCTAGAAAACTTTATGAGGCATTAATTGACATGAATGTTGCCTATGAAACATCTGATTATAAAAATTTGTTGACAAACTCATATTACTCAGTGTATAATGGTCAGGAATGGTTAGTCCCAGAAGATAACATTATTTGTAAAATACATAAAGATACACTGGTTTGTGATTATGGTATAAAATTCGCACCAATAGAATTGGCCAATAGATTTAGTGTCGAACATTATAATACAGTATGGAGAGGTCGGAGTTTGGGATTTCATGGTAAGCATGGTATTGCAAAAGATTATGGCATAAACTTAGAGGAATATTAAAATGGAATTTAATGATATGATTGAGGCTTTGGCCAAAAATGTTCAACCAAAGTATATTAAGAAATATGATGATTATGTTGAAGGCGACTTTATTCAATATTCTGGTCAATTATGGGACGAGAATGAGATGCGTGCCATACTTGATTCTGTCTTGAATGGTAAATGGGTAACATCTGGTGAAAAAGTTGCTCAATTTCAAAATAAATTTAGTAAAAAATTTGATGTGAAATATTCACACATGGTGAACTCTGGCAGTTCAGCTAATCTGGTGATGGTTACTGCATTGAAACATTATTATAAGTGGCAGAATGATGATGAGATCATCGTATCACCTGTTGGTTTCCCAACTACAATTGCACCTATAGTTCAGAATGGAATGAAGGCAGTATTTATTGACATCGAATTAAATACACTAAATTTTGATATTGATTTAATTGAATCTAAGATTACACCTAAAACAAGAGGCATATTTGTGTCTCCTGTACTTGGTAATCCACCAGACATGGATAGGTTGAAAGATATTTGTGATAGACACAACATTCTTTTGATTGGTGACAATTGTGATTCGTTGGGCACACGTTGGGATGGTAAATTATTAACAGACTATTATGATTGCTGGTCCACATCGTTCTATCCTGCACACCACATCTCTACAGGTGAGGGTGGAATGGTTTGTTCTAATGATGAAGCATACATGAACATTGCAAGAAGTGTATCATGGTGGGGCCGTGATTGTTACTGTATTGGTTCTAATAACCTACTAGAATGTGGAACTTGTGGCAATCGTTTTGATGAATGGTTGGCTAACTACAATGGCACAATCGACCACAAATACGTTTTTACAACTATGGGTTATAATTTAAAACCACTTGACTTGCAAGGTGCAATTGGTATTGAGCAACTAAAGAAATTTGATTATATTGATGAGAAACGGCGTGAATATAAAGATATCGTACAAAAATCAATCACCAATCACATTAAAGAAGTTCGTGTAATTGATGCAACATCAAAAAGTGACCCATCTTGGTTCGGTGTTCCTATTTTCTGTGAATCACAAGAAATAAAAGAAAAATTAGTTGCACACTTTGAAGCCAATAAAATTCAAACTCGTAACTATTTTAGTGGTAATATTTTATTGCATCCAGGTTACCAACACCTAGATGACTATAGAAATTATCCAAATTCAAATATGGCTTTGAGTAATGTGTTTTTCTTAGGATGTTCACCACTTTGGAATTATAAAATTTTAAATTATATTGATAAGGTGTGTGAAAAATGGAAAGGTTAATTAATATATTTGGTAAAGGTTTTGTGGGAAGTAGGTATTGTGAGTTGACTACACACACTAAAATCGTGAACACTAGAGAAGATTATGTAGTTGCACCACAAGTAACCGACATTGTGTATTTTATATCGACAGTTGATAATTATAATGTACATACGGATATGCATATCGACATCAATACAAACTTAAATGTTTTGATGGATGTATTGAAGTCATTTAGGGAGAATTCACCAGACGCAGTTTTCAATTTCATCAGTTCGTGGTTTGTTTATGGTAATGTACCTTTGCCAGCAAAAGAAGATTCATATTGCGATCCCAGAGGATTTTATTCAATAACTAAACGTGCCGCAGAACAAATGTTGATTTCATATTGTGAAACGTTTGGCCTAAAATATAGAATAATGAGATTGGGTAATGTTTTGGGATCAACCGATAATAAAGTATCGAAAAAGAAAAATGCTTTACAATATATGATTAATCAGATTAAAGAGGGTCGTGATATTGATTTGTATGATAATGGAACATTCTACCGAGATTATTCTCATGTTGATGATGTGGTTCAATCAATTAATTTGGTCATAGAAAAGGGTGCAGTCAATGACATATATAATATTGGTAGTGGAGAACCCACCTATATAAAAGATGCTATGGAATATGCAGTAAAGGCTTGTGCATCAGTTTCAAATTTGAATAGTATTCCTCCAGCTGAATTTCATGGTGTAGTACAGACTAAGAATATGGTTTTAGATATTTCCAAGATCAAATCTCTTGGATATGTACCAAAATACAGTTTCTACGATATTGTCGATAGTTTATTGTATAAATAAGTATTAGGCAACCAAAGTGTGTTGCAAATCTAGAAGGAAATCAATGTTATCGTTTATAAAGTTTCTCGGAGAAGAAACAGAAGGTGCAAAACTAAAACACATAACCCATGCTGAGGATCGTCCTCTGCAAAAGGGTAGTGAAGGTTTTGCTCATGCTGTTGGTGCATTGGATCAGGCTCACAATCAAATGAAGTCTGGTGGCCACAGTTCTGCACTCACCATGAAATATGACGGTTCACCTTCAATTGTATTTGGACACCACCCTAAGACAGGTAAATTCTTTGTTGCTTCCAAGTCTGCATTTAACAAGACACCTAAACTAAATTACACCGAAGATGACATCGATAAACATCACGGTCACGCACCTGGTTTGGTAAATAAATTAAAAGACGCATTACACCACCTACCAAAAGTTGCACCTAAAAAGGGTGTATATCAAGGCGACTTAATGTTCTCAGGTGACGATAAAAAAGAAACCAAACATGGAGTTTCTTTTACACCTAACACAATTACCTATTCCGCCAAGGGTGAAA